AATGCAGTAACTGTAGCATCAGCTATCATACTTCCTTCTACAACTTTACTACCTATTGTTGCATTAATTGCTATACCTGCTGATCCATCAAAATTTGCAGTTCCTGTTACATCTCCACCACTTAAAGCAATGGCTCTTGCAGTCGTTAAGGTGGCCGCTGACCCTGTAGTGTTTTGCGCTATCACTCCTGCTGAAGTTTCATGCGCAATTTTTACGTATGCCATATTATTTAATCTCCCTTATACATTAATGTGTAATGTTCCATCTATATTTACCAAATCCCCACTTTGGGAATCACTTGGTGCAGATGAAACTGATTGCAATCTTACTGTGCCATCTTCTTTGGCAGTGAATAAGTCTGTTGATCCTTTTTTAAGAGATACTTCTGTATCACCTAAAGTGATCTTACCTTTAGATCCATCACCTTTTTCAAACGTACCAGACGATGCACTAATAATTAGATCATCATGTCCAGTTGCTGTAAAAGTCATAGAACCTTTGGTTCTTAAATTTTGTTCTACTATAATTGCGTTTTTACTGCTATTGTAGGTCAATGCAATAACTTGAGATCCTCCATTTGCAAATCTATAGCTGTCTGCTTCTACTATTGTGCCTGATAAAGCCCCACCACTAAATCCAGCTCCAGTTATTGTACCAGAATAACTAAGGTTTCCTGTAATAGCTAAATTTCCTGTAATAGAAGTATCACCTTGTATGTCTATAGAGCTTGTACCTAGATATAAAGGACTTCCTGTACCTTCTCCATCAAATACTCTTTTGTGTGAATTCTCAAGACCTTGACCATCTGTATCTCCTAATACAGTTAATAAATCTTTATATGTAACGCCAACTGTTTTATTTAATAAACTTGCCATAATCCCTCCTTACATTGCTGGGGCAATGATTACCTTGGTAAATACAGGTTCTGGTCGTTTTGCTATCTTTACGAGCGTTATAGGAGCTAATTTGACTAGACCTATTACCTCAAGTCTTCCTTGCTCTTGCCATTGAGTAGTAATACTATTCCAAGAAAAGTTATACAGTCCTTCTGTGTCATCTAGAATTGCAGGTGCTGAAACTTTAGCCATTAATAATCGTATCCTTTAATACTATATGCAGAGCCATCTAATCCTTTATTAGCTACACGTTTTGCTTCAGCTACTTTTAAATTATATTGATTTTCAAAATACGTTGCCATTTGAATTAACTCTGGCTTTTGTTCGTAGCCTTGTTGAATTACTTTTAATGCAAGTGCTTCATGGAATTCTTCTGGAAATGAAGATGACTCTGTTAATCCAATCGAAGTAGAATGAGTATCAGTTGATACAAATTTTTCATCTTCAGTTGTAACAAATAAAGTTACTTGTTTAACGTCAGTTGGACTCTTAAAGTTCACATAATCTGAAGTGTCTGCAATAGCTACTGCGTCTCGCTCAATCCAATAAACTTTCATTATGTGATATCCCTTGCTTCAGGTCTACCCACTAATCTTTCAATAGTCTTTCCATCATAATCAACACTATTGACTTCAATGATTTTATCGTTTAATCCATAATATCTTTGATCTTCTACAGTATTAAATTGAAAAGCACCTTTAATTATTTTAGTCTTAACTGTAAAATCTTTCATAGCGTTGTTAAGCCTAACTCTAATTTCAGCTTCAGGCATATCTGGATGGTGTTGTTTTACTACTTCTATTAATTGTTTTTGTGTCATTTTAATTGACTTAACCTTTGAAGGTCTGCTTGATACAAAGTATTTAAAGTATCTATTTGACCTTTTGTTGTTTGAGCTAATTCCACATCTTCTTCAATGTGTATAAAATCATTCATCTTTTTAGTAAGAAACTTTATAGCAGTTCCAAGAATAACAGCGTATTGAGCTGTAGTTGGAAAACTTCCAAGCTTTGTTTCAGTGACTGTAACAGATAATGGAACAGGTACATACTCTATACTTCCTGCTGAAGCTCCTACTCCTGCTGATGGAAATAAAGTTAATGATCCACCCTTTACCCACCATACAGGATCTCTTAGAGTTGCGTATTTTAACGAGCCTGTATCTTGAGCGTCTGTAGATTCACCTACTGATATTTGTTTTGCTAGTCTACCAGCTAGGGTTACTTCTAAAGGCATCTTATCTCCTAGATCAACATTGCTACTAGAAGTAATAGCGTGAGATGATGCGTAAAGAGCTAGATATTCTTTAGGAATAACATTTAAAACTTCCCTAGCAGTAGCTACCATATATTCAGCTAATGCTGTATCGTCTGATACTGTTCCTACTAATTCTTCAACTTGTACTTTTAATGTGGCCATAATATCCTATAAAAGGGGGAGCCGAAACTCCCCCAATTAGTTTGGTGTTATTTAAGAGATCTTAAATAGACAGTGACTTTCAATTAACTGAACGCCAACACCTTCATCAGACATATACTGATCTTTCACACCATCAAAAGCATTATCTTGCTTAATGTTGGTTTGATAAACCATTGGTCTATACTGAGCGTGGAATAGATTCTCGTCAGATACGACTAACATATGCTTGTTGTAAGGCCCACGTAGAGCTGGAGTTGGAATTAACTGCAATACGCCATGAGGTGTTTCTAAGGTTCTGTAATTGAAACCTAGAGTATCTCTTTTCATATCGCTAAGGTTAATTGTCCATCCAGACTTACCAGCCATGTTGGTATTAGCAGATTCCATTTTAGACCAGTAACCCAAGGCTCCTGCTCCAACAAACGCTCTTTTTACACCAGTTTCAGGGACGTACTGGAAGATTTTTTCCATGTCATCCACGAAGTTAGCATATGTGTAAGATGTTGAATCAATGCTAAACACGTTTTGCTCATAGCCAGATGTATAACCATAATCATCAATCGCAGGAATAATTCCATACGTTGAACGAATTAAGTTGCCATTAGCATCTAAACGTCCACCATCTGCAAAAGAATCGCCTGAACCACTTAGAGCAGTACCACCAATACGTGTACCGAATAAGAAAGCTTTTTCTTTCTGCATTTTGTGTTCTTGAGCTTTTTGCCTACGTAGACGTGCTAGTTCACTAGCTTCGCCTCTCAAAACGGCCGCTTCTAAAGTTCCAGTAATCTGCAAAGATGTTTTAAATATCTGTGTAGAATTCCAGACTAGGCTTAATTCGTCAGACCATGCGTCAGGCGCTTCTGTACCCTCACCATGTGCTGAACCAATTACGTACCCTATGTCATTGTCAGCTAAAACTACTGTTGCTCCATTCTTCATAGCTTTTAACGTTAAATTTCCGTTACTAGCTACTGCTGATACAACAGCGTTGCCTTTCTTAGTATCTTCTGCTGAATTCCAAAATTCAAATACTAAGCCAATGTAAGATGAATCAGGTGTAGCAGGAAGTCCTTCTATCCCATCTACAATTACTGCACCAATTCCTGTGTCGTTATTAGGAACAGTGTAACCTGCTGATTTGTTAATTACTAATCTTTGCTTCACCCAAGGGTTGCGATGCTCAAACATTTTAAACGTAGGGTCTGGCACATCACGACTTTCTTGGTTAGAAATAAGAGTAGTAAATGGTGCTACGTCTGTCCATAGCTCTTTGGTGACTTGTGGATCTATGTAGAAATTTCTTCTATCTGTATAGATTACCCCAGATGCACCAAGTTTTTTCTCGGTTGCCATTTGTGACTCCAATCATGTTATGTGTTATTTCCTTCCTAGTAGTAAATCGCTAAAAACTTGTTGGTCGTTACGTGGCTGTTCTGTTTTGCCATTAACAACTGTTGCAGGTCTAGGCACGTTTAAAACTTGTGCTTGGTTCTGCATCTGCTGAGTTTTTTGCTGTACTACAGGGTTAGGGTTTTGTCTCAGTTCAAACAACTTAGCTAAGTTATCTACTGTGAGATTTGTAGGGTTAGATGCCCATTGAACAAAATCATTAGCCTTGTTATTGTCCCAACCATAGTTGTTGACTGCGTGGCTTTGAGCTTGTTGTTGCATCATACTCTCACGTTGCACTTGCATATTTCTTTGATACTCTGCTTGCATTTGCTCTTCTCTAAGTAGATCTTTATTTTCAAGATACTCGACTCTTTCATCTCTGTATCTTTCATTAGCTAGTCTATGCTTAAATGATTCTGATTCAGCGTCATTATAAGCATCTAGTTCGTTGTAATTCACTGGGCGCTCAGGTCTGATTGGCTCCTTCAATAAAGGCTCTTGAAATCCTTGGTTGTCAGGGTATCCTTGAGGTTGTCCATTGGAGGGTTGAGGTTGTTGCGTTTGTTGAGGAGCAGGATTATTCCTGTAATATTCAACTTCCTCTCTTAACGCACTTAGCTCACCCTTGGCTTTATCTGCCTGTGACTGCCAGTACTCGTAACGATTTTGGTCTTCTTTAGGTGCTTCGACCTCTGCACTAGGTTCGGTAATTGGATCTAAACTATTCAAGTTGATAGTCTTGGGCGCTTCAACATTTTCTGTTTTAACACTTGCACTTTCAACTGGAGGTTCACCAGCATTACGTACTTCTAAAATTTGTTCTTGTTCCATGTGTTTCCTTTTATGTGATTTGGTCTTCCCAGCAATCACGCTTCTCTCAATTCTTTATTCAAAATCTTCTGGACTCATAGTTCCATCCATCACCCCATAACGACCATCAAAAAGATTCTGGTTGTATACAGGAGCTGGATTGTTGTCAGGGTTTCCTATGGTATTTTGTATTTCAGCAACTTCGCTGTTTACTATTCCAAACGGATCACTTCCTGATCTTGGTTTTCCTGTAGGAACTCGTTTTCCTGTTACTGCGTCATTTGTAAAATAAGATGTTACCGAATCTAATGGCTCACCTGCTGGATCTCCGTAACCTGCAACAGATTGTCCGTATTTACCCATAGCAGAGCGAGTTAATTTTCCCATTTTTCCATCTACTGCCAATGGATTGCCTTGGCTATCCGTAAAGCCTTTTTCATTTAATAAACCTTGAAGTCTTTTAATGCCTTCTTCGTTTAAACTACCTGACCCTTCCATAAGCCTATCTAAGTCTAACTGAGTTACATTTTCAGCACTTGCTTCGCCTTGAACTCTAGGATCAGCTCCTTTTAAACCTTGTTCCATCATTTGAGCTTGTTTGTTCATTTCAGCAGGATCTTGATTTTGATAGTAGTTCATCATAGCCTCTGCTTGAGGAGTCATGTTTCCACTACGTTGTTGCATCATAGCTTGTTGTAATGCACTAGTTCCAAAACGTTGTTGTGGTGCTTGAGACATATAATCCCTAGCCCCAGCAAAAGCATCGCCAGCTCGATCTCTAGCTCCAGCAAAGGCTCCACCTATAGCTCCACCTAATCCACTTAAAAATCTTCCCCCACCTGACTGAACTCCTTCACGAACTTGCCCCCAGTCATCTAGACCTTGTATTCTTTCATTTGCTTGTTTTAATTTATCAAATAGACCCATAGTCTTCCTCCAATGATAGTGTGTCTTCATTCATTTCACGTTGAGGATTGTTTTGACTTGTAGCCTCTATTTCAATCTTAGCGTTTTTCAGCTCATCAGCGATTCTTGAATTGTATAGTTTAGTAGCCATTTCGACTTTTGCTTCAGCCTTAGCTAGTTTCTTTTCAAACTCTTTGACCTCTACACGCTTACGATCATGCAATGATTCACGTTGCGCTGTTTGGAGATCTCCAGTGAGTTTCTTAATTTCTTCTTGTTGCGATTGGACTTGTTGTTGTAATTGTTGCATCATGCCAGTCCGTTGCATAACTCCCTCCATATCAGCTACATCTGTTTGTTTTAATACTTCAGTCTGGTCAATAATACCAGCTTGATGTAGTTGCATATAATATTCAAATCTTCCCCATCTATTTGATGGCATAGTAGAGCCTGATAAAACTATTACATCATATCTACCTACAGTAATGTCATTCATCTTACCTACGTAATTACCAATATCGTCATATAACGGAGAATTCATTAAAACTTCTTTAGGTACATTATTAGGTTGCATTAAACGAAGTGTTTTTTCGCTTGTGTAGACATATTGAATTAATTGAACAATTACTCGTCCTAATTGGTTAATACCTTCTTCAATATCATCACGCTTTGATTTAATGCGTCTTTGTCCAAACTCATCCAGAGCAACAGTACCTTTAAATGTTTGAGGAGCTGAACCTTGATCACCTTGCATTAATGCGTATATCCCCATAATACGCTCAATGTCTGCTTTCGCATCAGCCTCATTTTTGTATAATTCATTGGGGAGAGGAACTGGGCCAGCCACAACTGGACTGCCTAGCTCTGGATCAAATTCAATAACAGCAGTACCTGCTTTTCCCCAGTCTTCTTCTAATTGCTTTTTATTTAAAGCTCCTCTAGGGATTAATAATTTTACATTAGTAGAACTACTTGCATGAGCAATAATTAAAGATCTTATTTTATTAATATACTCTTGAAGACCCTTTACTAATCTTACATCGCTCATAGGATAGGGGTTTCTATTCCATCCGTTCATCATAGGAATAATAGGATATTCTTCTATAGGTAAAATCACGCTAAATAGTTTAGTATCGCCTACTGAAACACATTGATGTATTTGGCATAGTTCTATAGCATTAACCATGATCTTTTCAGCTTCAACTAAATGTTTTTTAGTAATTAAATCAATCGTTGTAGTTGAATTAGGTATAGAGCCTATATGCTCTTTTCCTTTCATAGGTACAGGCTGTCCTGTTTGAGGATCCATCATCATATGAAACGTATCGCCTATTTCTTCATGTATAGACATGTACTGTGATACAGATTGTTGGTCTGTTAGTATTTGAGAACCCTCTGAAGTAGTTAAAACAACAACAGGCTCTTTTTCGTATTCAATGTAATCTTTTTCTGATAAAACTATAGTTTGATCTATGTGAGGATCATATATTTTATAATACGGAGCCATTATTTTATAATATCGCTCCATTAATTCTAGCTCTCGTTCTCCAGTAGCAGACATTCCATCTAAACGCCTTTTTAAAGTTACATCTTGATATTCCTTACCATAACGAGATTCAGTAGGCATATTAATGTGATGAGTTTCTACAGAGCTTTTTATTTGCTCTTCATATTCAGGGTAGCTCTTAATTAACTCTGCTTCAGATACTATCTTAGCTACTATAATGTTACTAGAGTCTCTGCAAAATGGATCTTTAGATGAGGGATCAAAAAAGACTTCTAATGGATCAATAGATTTCATTAAGACTTCACCACTCCCAAAATCAGCATCTGGATCAATATAAGCCATTAAACAGCCCATGCCTTTAACGTAATAATCATCAACAGCTTGCTTTAGCTCTACATTGCCTAAAGAAGTGTCCCATACATACGCCATAATATCTGAAAAGATTCTACCTACTTGGGAATCGCTAGTTTCTCTGGCTGTGGATTGAAATTTAGGTTTGTTTGCAGTTAACATAGCTTTAGCTTGTTCAACTGCTGAGTGAACCACGTTAACTACAATAGGTTGCTGTGATCTCTTTTTTAAGGCAGTAGCCTCTGCGTCTGTCCATTGCTTGCCATTTCTAAACTCATTGTCTTCAACAGCTTGCTTTGCCCAGTCTTCACGAGCAGATGCGTACTCTTTTAGGAGGTCTTGCGTTAGCCTGACATCTCCATCTATTTCATTATGCATATATTATATAATTATATTGTTTGACTTTGGCAGTCGTTATCTTATACGTTAATTGAATTTAAAAGTTCCAACTTAAAGTAAAACTTAAACTACTTTCCAACTTTCATTGTCCTCATATCTATAATGTTCTCGTTTTTGATTTGGGTTAATTTCTACTACATGTGTAGGTACATAGCTTTTTTTCATAGCATAGTACATGCCATCTAATAAATCATCGTGTTTACCTCTAGGGTACAATAATAGCTCGTCTTCAAGAGCTTGCATGTCTTTTTTGATATACACCTTACCTTGTGCAAAATAAGGTTCCATAGTTTCTAGTCTAGAAGATTTAGACGTTCTAGGGCTTTCTTTAATTTCTAACCCTGATATAAATATATTTTCTTCATCACAACGCTCTCGTATATACTCCCTGAGCATTTCCTGATAACCAACGGACTCTATTCTTACTTTTGAGGGTTTATACATTTTAAAATATTGTATAATGCTTTCAGCAAGTTTCATGGGCGTAGCTCGTTTGCGATAATAAGGGAGAATGTACCGATTCATTGAGTTGTCTACTGCTATAGGCATAATTACACTATAGTCAGCAGTCTTGCGTATTGAGGAAGCAGGATCTACGCCCATAAATATATTAACTGGTATTTCTTTATCACCTTTGTAAAGATAGTGATTTCCATCTTCATTAATGCGATAATCGTAATCGTGATATTTAATATACGATTCTTTAAATAGCTGGTCTTCATCACCAACGATTTGACACAAATATTCTCTATAAAATACAGATACTCGTGCAATAGACTCTAATTCAGCCTTTTTTTCTTCTAATCTTTTAATAGGTTGCCATTCTTCCCATAATGCAATGCCTTTATCCATGTTTGGAGCGAAATGCATATTAGTCCAACCTTTCATATCTTTTAAAACCTCTACCATACAGCGTTGATGTTGAGGAGTTCCAATCACTGCAAGCTTACCTCTAAGGGGATCTAATGATGGAATAGCAGATTGTAATAACCATCTAAGGTTTCCTTCCATAGCTTCAGCAGTTTTAGTGTTGTTTTCATCTTCTGGATCATCTACAATAATGAGTGTAGGTCTTTGAGAACCTACCTTAATACCACGTAACTGCTGTCCAGTACCTTTGCATATAATCATTGTGCCATCTTTTAACTCTACTTCAGCTTTTGCCCACTGTTTAGCAGAGTGCTGTCCCCAGTATCCATAGATAGCTCTAAGGTTTTGTGAATAATCTAATGCGTCTTTTATAGTACCTAATAGTTTAATAGCGTGGTCTTGAGTTCTAGATACTAATACAATTAATTTTTGCCCCTCGGAGTGCATTATATGGTACATTGGATAGACACCTCCAACTATAGAGGACTTTGCGTGACCACGAGGGGCTATAATATTGACCTGTTTTTGACTATCATCCATAAGAACCTTGGCAATATCATAATGAAATTCTGGTGAAGGCGCAGAAAACATATTGGCATTAACAATTTTGCCAAACATAATCATATTGCCTTTAAGCTTTTGTCTTAAAAGTTTTTTATCGTTCACTTGTCAAAGTATTCGTATATAAATCCATAGGTTTCCATTTCTCTAAGGGCATCCATTGCTATTTCGGATACTTGCTTAGCGTTCATAGTTCCCATTACTGCAATAACATGCAACGCTCTTACTGCTATTTGCAGTTGTTCATCAAGCATAATGTCATCAGTAATGCCTTGGTATTCACGTTCTGGATCTTCAAATGTCTCGTCTTTCATCTTTTTCTTCTTTACGTTGTAAAACTACCTTACGTTTTTCTTCTTGGGTTATTGTATCTAAAAGCTTAGTAGTGTCTACTAGCTCTACTGTATCAGTAGTAATTGCTTTATTAGGTTTCATTTCTAATAAGTCCATAATTTGATCATTGGCTTTAAGAAAATTCCCTACATCGCTCTTACTATCAGCCATATCTAACGCTCTTATAAGGTTATCTATAGCAAATTCTTTATTTATAGATTTTTGTAATAATATTTCTTTTACTTTTTTTTCTACTTCCATCTTTACCTTCTCATTCTTTAAAAATCTTCTTACAGTAGCCTCTGGAATCTTGCTATCAGGACGATATACCTGCCCCAACTTTGCATAATCAACTCCCCCTGCGAGCATCATAGTTGCATAAGTGTTAATAGTATTCTTACTACGTGTCTTATTTATCTCATCATCTTCCCATGATTTACTAGGATTGGTTTTTGAGTACACTCCATATGAGTGATTTAGTTCAAATAATATCTTAGCTGAGGGAGTTACCCAACCTACACCACAAGAAAGTTTAACAAAGGTCTTAATTCCACCATTTGCGTCTGTATATTCTTTACGACCTAAACATCTACTAACATATCCATCGTCTGTAAGGGCATAATCTCCAGTATAGGCTTCTTTCCAAGGCTGATATGCAATATCTGGCATAGAATCAGCCTCTTTCTGGGTATAGATAGGGAATTTCTGCTTTTTACGAGCATATATTCGCTCTATTTCTAACATGTGACTCCAATCAATGTTTATTTTTTACTACTTGTTAACATGTACATGTAACATGTAACATGTAACTAAGAATACAGAGTCTCTGTACTGTATACAGAGTCTCTTTACTATATACTTAGTATTTAATCCATACTCTTATCAACTTGCTTACCTAATTGCATTGCAAGAGACCTCTGAACAATTTCAAATTCAGCTTGCAAAACATCTGAGTTTTTCTGAGGTACGCTTAATGTCTTCATTTCTTCATACTCTTCTTGCGTGACAGTCTCAGACTCCCATTTGCCAGTTGTTGCATTGAATACTTCTATAATTCTGTTCTTCATGTATTACTTTAAGTTAAATGGTTTATAGTTCTTATACAAGCGAGTTTAGAGAAAGTTCCAGTACTCTTGTAAAAGTAGCATTAGAATGTGTGTGTGAGGTTTACAGGGATACTACCCCCCTTGAATTCACGGACGTGGGTTCAGTTTAGGTTGATCCCAAAAAACTACATTGTATCTCGTTCCGAGATTCAGTTAAGCTTTGTTAACCCACCCAAGTTAGGTTCGCACTTACCCCTCGCTACGCTCACCTCGTGCAGGATCCTAACTTCCTCTTCATCTATGTAACATACATTAATCCATACATAACTAAGGAGTTATAACATGAAACAGAATATCATTTCACCTAATCCTAACGTTTTAATTAAAGACATGAATCAAGTTGAGTTCCTCTCATTCATGATCAATACTGTCAATCCTACTATGATCCAGCATCAGCTAGATAACCTAGATCAGGTTATGGATCAGACAACAGAAGTCATTGAAAAGGTAATGCCTCGTGCTATCAAAATAGCTGAAAATGCTATTGATCAGGCTATTGGCCCAGATGACAGATCAGCTGAAGAAATCATATCAGATGAACGTCAAGAACATATGAATGAAGAAGAACCTCATCTCACATTCGATGAACGTGAACAGCATAGACTTGATGGATATTGTGATTCCCATCAATGTTCTGACGATCTTCCATGGTAATAATTAGCCCTCTCACGAGGGCTTTTTATTTAAAAAGGTGCTGAGTCCCTCAGCTCTGTATTTCTTTAAAGCCATTTAACATGATACACAACATCATGTTTCTTTTCATCTTTGTAACAATTACAATTTAACTAAAGGAGTACAATATGAGTTTCTTAAAAGATAGTTTTATGATAGCAGTTGGTTCAGTATTAATTGGTGCTGAGAAAACCATAGACGCTGGTAAAGCCTGTGGTAGACTAGTTGATGACGCAAAGGCAAACGCCAAGAAAGCTGGCGTTAACGTCATTGTTAATGTAGCTGAACTCAGAGAGGACATCAAAAATGGTGTCCCTCAAGAGAAAGTTAGAAACCTTTCTCTACCAAAAAGAGATCCCAATAAAAAGGGATTCTTCTCTGAAATCATTGAAAATGCTAAAGCCGAAATCGAGGCTAATAAATAACTCGTTACAGCAGTTTAGGGTCTGCTAGATAAAAACCCTAAAGCTTTTTTTAATTAAAATACCATAGCTTGAGAGTAAAAGTCCTCTAACGATTGAGTTTCTTGAGCTATGGTTCTTTTCATTTTTGTAACAACAATAATTAATTTGTAAGAATTTAAAACAATAACCAGTATATAATAAAAGGCAAGGTCGTTCTTGCAAAGATAAGATTACCAGTTATGGCTAAATACTGATATAGAAATGCCAATACGCACTGGCTGGGAATGTCTTGCCTTTTTCAAACATAGGAGTAAAAAATGACTACAATAAAACAAGCTAAAAGACATAAAAGAAACAAAGCAAAAAGAAAGAACGCTAATATGCAACAAAATGGATTCTCTTACGAAAAGAAAGTTGAACTAGCTAGATCAAAAAGAAAATCTAAATGAATGTACCACCATTAGAAACTATTTGGTATGATGAAGATATTCTTGTTCAACTAGATAACATTAAAAAATGCTTAAAAAAAGCAAGACCTAAAGATTATAATAATCGAGGACATCAAGACGAACTGGATATTAATCTAGAAGTCATAGATGTTGTTAAAGATATATTAAAAAAGCATTATTATAAAACCAAGGAGTGACCTGATGTCTTAAAGTAACTGCCTTTAGGCGAAAGTAAAGCTAGATAGCTCAATATGTATTGCCTTAATACATCAAACCTCATGTAAAGGAATACTACCAGAATCAGTATAGTAAGTGGGCTGAGTATAGGTGTGAGAAAAGTATTCATAAGGTCTAGCAAATATTTAACTTGGGGAGGGCTGATGCAAAGATTTGGGATCCAAGGCTCTCCCCCACTAATTCCCTCTATCTACAGACTGATATACTATTGTGATCATATAGATCATCCTTAAGCGAAAGGACTTTCAAATAAAAACCAAAAACAACAATATATATCTGGCTTCTGTACTGTCTAGGTGTGAGACGTAGAGGGAAAAATTTAACAAAGAACTTGTATGACACAAGAACAAACACTAGATGTAATGTGCAACATACGATAGGGAATTCGCAAACCTTATTGGATTGGTAAAACGTGGATTCATTGAAATTATTCAACACAGCTTACTAATTACATCAAAGACATTTAAGGCAGGGAGTATGGTGGGCAAAAGACTGTTCAAGAACGGACTTTTGCTGGAAGACTGGATCTCTGCCTTATGTCTTTTTAACAACTGCAAAACTGCAGTAGGGTCTACCCTAAAAAAAACTTTAGCCAAGTGTACAAAATACTTGGCTCTTTTCATCTCTGATCAACAACTCTGTTGGTCATAATAGTAACTAAGAACATGGAGTCACATAATGGCAACTAAAAAAGAAACTAAAAAAGAAGTTAAACTATCAAGTAATGCTAAACGTGTTATAGAACGCTTACGAAAGCATTTTTCTAGTGTAACTTGGGCTAGTGCAAAGAATAAAGAAACTAAAGCCTTTAGAAATATTCAACTAGCTGATCTTGAATCAGAATATAATGCTGAAGAATGGTTTAGTCTTTGGTTTAAGGTAGCTGATCTAAATGCAAACGAATGTCATGCGCTAGCTGATACTATAGCCAGTGAATTTAAAGAACAGCATAAAGGCTTTACTTTAGGCTTAGAACATCCTCATCCTAGTAAAAACGGAAGTGCTTTAAGCTTAGGTATCCTTAAAAGGCAAGGTAAATCTGAGCCTAAAGAAATAGACGCAGAATATGAAGATGCTGAGGACGATAACCTTCCATTCTAATTATCTATAAAACTAAAAAGAGCAGGCGTAATACCTGCTCTTTTTTTTAAAAAAACAGCAATGTAGCTACGCTCTTTACTTTATTACATGTTTATTACATTTATTACAAATTTAATAAATATAGCTAGGAATCATTAATTAAAACAACTAGAATCACAACATGTTTGGGAGGACATAAAAAACTTTTTATTCTCGACAAACATAAAATATTTACCTCATAAATGATTGGAGTCACATATGAATAAACAACACGTTGTTGATTACAAACAAGTCAACAAAAATTCACTAAAAACCTACTACTTTAAACAAGCCTCAGAAAGCCATAATGAGCTACATTTAATCAAAAGCTCACTATGGTATCGCATTGGGGATTTCCTCGGATTAATGCTATAAATATGGCTCTTTTCATATATGTTAACAACATATGGAGAACTATATGCAGTACTGTATTAATCATCCACACATTACTATTCAGTTTCACTCAGTGAAAGGTAAAAACATGACAACAGGTAAGGAATTCTTTTACGATGTTCCTTATTGTCCTGAATGTTTTGAAGATCACGCAAGAACTGGTAAAACTATGTGTATGGATATAACAAAGGAAATTCCTCATGGAAAAACTCAAAGACAATTTAACTAGACCTAGCCCTTACGATATTATATTAGATGTAGAATCTGATATTTTAGCGTCAGTTCATCATGCTGAGCAGGCTGTTATTAATTATTTGAAAGTTGTATCAAATACTAAAGACGATTTATTAGAAACTTTACAAAGTCTTTCTAATGATCGTAAATCAATTCAAAATCTTATTGTTGCACTTAAAGAAGAAATAAGTAAATGATTGATAAAATAAAAATAGCAGGTCAAATAGGGCGTTCAGCAGGTTATGTATTCTATGCATTAGGTGCTG